TTTCGATTACGCCAAGCATAGTTACCGAGTGCCATGCCAACGCGTGCATATTTGTTGCTACTAGCAACGTATGGAACGATTGCTCTACTGTAGCTTCGTTTCATCTGACTGAATAAGACTGTGGGCGCCGGCGGCGTGCCCAGGTCCGTCGCACCGAGGGGTTAGGGAAGATTATTTTTTTTTTCTTGTGCGATAAATATAGTCGCACGATAATACCGTTGGTCGTTTTATGACCGTTGGCTAATTTTTTCAAAATTTGAATTTTTAAAATAATTTATTTTTTTAGCCGTAGAATTCTACAGGATCTTAAGGTACCGTGCACGAAGTGGTGAGCTGGTTAGTATTACCCAGCTCACTTCCTGCACATGCACACCTAACGAAACTATGGCGCAAAGCAAACACTGGTGTTTTACGCTCAATAATTGGGCTAACGACGATGTCGATAACCTCGCTGAGCTCGGAGGAGACCCGGCAGTCTCCTACCTCTGTTTTGGACGCGAGGTTGGCGAGTCTGGGACACGTCACCTCCAGGGATTCGTTTCTTTTGTTACTCGACGCCGCTTTGCGTCAGTCACAACGACCTTGGGTCCGCGAGCACATGTCGAGCGCGCTCGGGGCACTCCTTCCCAAGCTGCAGAGTATTGTAAGAAGGATGGAGACTTCGAGGAATTTGGGGAGGTTCCCGTCGGTGCACAGGGAAAGCGAACGGACATTGATCGCTACCGACAGTGGGTCACGGATTTTTTTGCTGACTCTAATCGACGACCTTGCGAGCGTGAGATCGCTATTGAGTTTCCTTCTCTCTTTTTGCGATACCGACGAAACCTTATGGATTTAGCGACGCACTTGTGCCCCCACCCGGTGATTCAAGAGGGCGAGTTTAACGACTGGCAACAGGAGCTCGCCGATGTCTTTAAGGAAGACGCAGATGACCGTAAGATATTGTTTTATGTCGATCCGGATGGTGGCAAGGGCAAGTCCTGGTTTTGTCGCCGTTACTTGAGTTTGTTTCCTGAACAGACGCAGTTTCTCGGCGTTGGAAAGCGCGACGATCTCGCGCATTGTATTGACCCTAGCAAGCATGTGTTTCTCATCAATGTCCCTCGTCGCGCTATGGAATTTTTGCAGTATACGATCTTGGAACAATTGAAGGATTCTTTAGTTTTTTCGCCCAAGTACGAGTCGACGATTAAAGTGTTGTCGAAGAAGGCACACGTCGTTGTCTTTTGCAACGAGTATCCGGATGAGACGAAAATGTCGGCGGACCGTTATGACATACATACTATTTAAGTTTTATAGTATACTCTATTGAAAGACTCGACGTCCATCAGACTAGTGGCTTGATTGACTGGAACGTCTGTTCCGTTCATTGCTTGGAACCACCAACAGGCAAACAGGGGGAACTCGTTCACTGTTGCCGACATGTTTTGAAATTCAATTCGTTTCTTTAACGAAAGGTACTTCTCGATCCGAACGTTGTATCCTGTATTGCATACAGCGAGTCCTCCGGTCCCTGGAACCGGTGGCGGACGCACAATGCGTTTAATATGAGTAAGGATATTCATCCGGTCTCTGTTAAGAGGGCAACAGTCGTAACGTTTGTCGAAAGGCGACGTTGCTCCTGCGTCCGTAAAGTCGAGGTATGACTCGGTTGCCTGAGTCTTATCGACGAAGAACTCCGTTCGGATGTTTCCGATGCCTGCGCCCTTGATCTTCTGCTGCGCGATAGCGAAGTGGAGACGATAAGGTCGTCCTCCTCCTCCCCAGTCTAACTTATGAGTGAAATCGAAGCAGATCTTGACGCCAGTGAACGTAATCTTGTTCGAGTTTCTGCGGCCGTCTTCTGCGATGATAGTTCCAGTTGGGAACTGAGAAAGGACGGTGTAACCTAACTGACGATGTCCGAGGCTCGGATGAAGAGTGTTAATCATGTTGGATTCATTCTTCGTTTTAGAATTGGGGATTCCGACGAAACGCCGGGCGTACTTTCCTGTCGTTCGTTTGCGATACATCTTCGCCATCTTTTTGGCGCCGCGAACGATCGATTTTCGATTACGCCAAGCATAGTTACCGAGTGCCATGCCAACGCGTGCATATTTGTTGCTACTAGCAACGTATGGAACGATTGCTCTACTGTAGCTTCGTTTCATCTGACTGAATAAGACTG